ATTGCTCCTGACATTGCGTTTAAGTTTCTAATTAAAGCTGGCGATGCAGACCTTAAATCAATCAGCCCAGTGCTTCCAGATCCGATTTGTCCACCTCTCCAGAAGTTTTGTATAAATACGCTGCTAGTTAGCGCGGCCGGGGTGGACACGATGTCGTCGCTACCGGCAAGCTTGGATGTTGTTCCAAACGAACTCTGAAAGGTTAGAGGCCTAAAATTCATTTTAATAACAGCATCTATGCTTTGTGATACCGGACTCAAGCTAGATGATGCAAGTTTTGTTCCCATTGAAAAAGAGAGAGCCTTTGCATAGGCGTGAATTGGACGTGTTCCGAGGCTTACTGAATCAAGAACTATTTCATTGAAAAAACAGAAGGACTCTTTTGCAATTAAATATCGCAGACTGCTTGAAACATCTTGTCTGCTATCGGGATTTGCATTTGATCTATTTTGAACATAGATGAAAAATACGTGGTTATCAATATCTCTTCCAAATCCATAATCAAATAGTGTAGGCGGCTCGCCCGGATTTGGCGGCGTCTGTGTTCGAACAGCCCGAACAGGAAGAGTGACAGTTATTCTATCTACGACAAAGGGATCATTGATATAATCAGAAAGCCTAATTCCACTTCCGGTTGTTGCATGATATCTGGGAGCATATGGTGCCTCAAAAAAAGAAGTTGGCTCTCCGATCCTATGATATCCTCTTGCTTCGAGCGCTTCAACACTTTTTGGAACATATTGAGGACCTTCAGAAATTATACTGTAAGGGCTACTTGCAAATTGGCAAAGAAACTCTTTGTTCCCTGCAGATACTTGTGCAAGGCTTGTTCCAGGTGCAGTAAGTTTCTGATGATCAAGCTTTAGAACAGGATCATATTTAATTGTCTGACCAGTAGACGGATCTCTGGTTCCTATATCTTGCCAGGATTTTTTTAAATAATCGTAATACAGAAATCCAGATCCCTGCTGGCCCGAGAATGGGCCTGACGTGTTCTTTGCATCTCCCTCATTCAATTTCAACACATCAAAGTCTGCCTGTGTCGATATATCAAATATTAGTGCTGTTTTATCCCTATCTGATGAACTAAATCCCGGATAATTTTCCTCTGGAAAGCCTAGACCATCTGACTTTTTCAAATAGGCAGTTATATTGCTTCCTTCTTTGAAAGGATTGATAGGTGATGAATTTATCGACTTTTCAAGAAATGCATTTGAATCGCCAAGAGAAGCTGTAACAAGAAGTGTCCCAGTCAGAAATCCAGAACTTCCTGCTTTTTCCCCGGAGATCATATAGGGAGCAAGTAGAACTTGAGAATTTTTAAAAACTATTGTTGACTTAGTATCATCAAAAGGAGATGAATATTTTCCTAGCTCATTTTGGTATCCAGTGCGAACAATCGGTGGAAGTGTATTGACTGAATCTTTTTGCCGAATATAAGCACGAGGAGAAACATTTAGAAATCTACTTTTCATTTTTTAAGTCCTGCAAATGCGATTGAGTCTGTCCCAAATTCTGCAGAGTAAAGTGTCATTCCAAAAGCACCCGTCTCATAATCAGAATCATAGTCTCCGGTGTCAATCTGTATTCCTAGATCGTTTATGTCTACAACATCATTGAAAACCATTCTAGTAACCGAATTATTTCCGTAGAAACCAACACGAGGTACTCCTAGCTCCGACTCTCCTCCATCGAGGAAAGGATTGTACCGCATTCCTTCGCTGTAGCCAGAGATTGAATCGTTTGTGACCTTTATTCCTCTGGTCTGGAATGGAAGTTCTTCTTTTGCTATGTATCCTCTCGCACTAATGTTGAAAACTGTAATTCTTCCATCCTTGGATGTCTCTTCTTCGAAATCAATGGTTTTTTTAACTATGATCTCTCCTGCACTTAAAACATGCACAGGATTAACTCTTTCATTTTGATCTTGGTATGGCTCAAAGTCTAGTGCATTTGTAAGCTGACCAATAACGATAGGAGAAATCTCTTGATCAATGATACCGTCATCTCTCATGTCTGCCCAGCGCCCAGAAGAGATGAAAATCTGATTTGATCTTCTAAAGACGTCTCTTCCTCTCCTTATCTCAACTCCATACCCGTTTTTATCGGGAACAAACGAGACATTAGATGATTGGACATAGTTAGTCTCTCTAAGCCTGCCTTCATCTTTAAATGGCTTCATTTGCTTTTCAAAACTCCATCAATATTTTCACTACTGATATTTAAAATATTTGTAGAATAATCAAGAACAACATCTTCATACTTAAGACCTACCATGTCATTTGTTAGCATGAACATTTGATCAAACCTGTATTTTATTTTTGCTCTCTCTAGGATGTGGGGTTCAATAATGTAGTTTATTCCTAAAAACTTTGTTCTTTTTGGCAGAACTGATTCGACAATATCAGTAAGCGCAACATCAACCCATCTGAAAACATCATATGTCCTTGCTAGATCCATCTTTCCAGTCAGCCTATTGAAATAGACATCTGAAAAATGATCTATCCTTGAGTATGAATCATTGAAAAAATCACGCGGCTGACCTAGCACGTCTTCAAGATACTGAACGTCTCCGATAGTAGAAATAACATCCTCATTCAGCGCTTTGACAACAGAGTGCTCAATTGAAAATCTTGTATCATCAACTATCTCAGTAGTGTCATAAATCTCATAAGCAGGTCCTGAAATAATGTAGTCAGGATCAGATTCAGCTGGGTTATTGAGGCCCCGCACTCTTACCTTGTTGTAGACTTGCTGCAAATCAAATCTCGGAGATACTCGATCTACGTAGACAGTTTGCGGTTTTATTATTTCTGTGTTGGCAGAAAATCCTGATCCTAGAAAGTGCATTGAATTCTGACTAAAATCAAATATTCTAATGTTCCCAGATCCATCTGAAGCTGTAGTTGCCTGATCACAGGATGCATCAATTCTTAGTCTCTGGAATGCTCCGGTCTGGACGAGGTCAAAACCTAAACCAATTTCTGGGTTGCTAGTCCCGATGCTAGCAAAATTTCTTGACCTTTCGATGAATGAAGCATCACCAATCGCCTGAGACTGAAATCTGATTCCTGAAATTTTTCCAGTAAACCTAGAAGTAATATAATCAGAGTACGAGTTTAAAAATCTTGTAGACGCTGAAAAACTTTGAGAGCCTACTATTGTGTAAGTCCCAGATGCATTGAAAGTAGGTATTAAATTCTGAAACACATTGAGACCTGGTGAGACTGATGTTTCCGAATAAAAAGCTGCGTCTTTGAAGAAAGTTACATTCTCTCCGACCTGTCGCGCACATCTTAAAGTGTAGCTTGAAGATAAAAATCCTGCTTCATCTGCTCTTTTTCTTTCAATGCCTACAGTCCACCGCTCTCCGTCAAAGAGATTTACTCCCGATACAAAGAGGATCAAAGGTTTTGGCTGATTTATCGGTATTTCAGCAGAGGCATTTAGCGCTAAAGTAAGATTTCCAGTTTCATCACTTGTTCTATCAAAGAAGACGTTAGCAACAAGAAAGTCTCTAGGTAATGAGCTTCCTGTTGTTAAGAGTCTGAAGAGGCTCTGTCTGGAGGGATGATTTAATCTTTTGTCGAAAATAAATGAAGCATCAATTGAAAAAGATCCTGAAGTTAAGAGACCATCATTTGTTGAATTTGAAATTCCGTGAAAGAATTGATCAGATTTATTAACGAAAGTTCCAACAGGATCTGGAAATCCAATTTCGACTCTAGACGCGCTTAAAAATGGACTAATTATTCTTGGTGAATTTGACATGACCCCAGGAGAGACAAAAACTCCTGTAGGAGTTAAAATACTTCCTGAGAAGTCTAGGACAGATATAACCTCTTCAGATTTATCTCTCAGATTCTTTATCCTGGTTTCTCCTGCCATTCCAAGCTCTCTTATCACAAAGAAATTTTCAGGAACTATTCCTGAAGATAAGAGAATTGACCTAACAGCGCCTCTTGTTCCCTTTGATGAAACAATGTAGGGCATATTGTAAAGAAGTCTTCTCCACAAATCGTCCCTCAATCCACGAAGTGTGTATCTTGTGACTACATCATCTTCTATGTTCTCTCCAAAAGAAAATTGATCCACTGTTGACTTAGCGAAAAAGTTTGGAAGAGTGATCCCAAAATAATCTGCAGCGTACCTTATCATCTGTCCGCTAATTTGAGTATCGCTTCCCGGCTCAATCGCAAGAACTTTAGATAAGTCATCTGCAAACTGTTTTATTTCATCGAGAGAGATTGACATTATTACGAGAATTCTTAAAAGAGGAGAAGAATTATGAAGCTCTCCAGTTCCAGGAATACTGGCAAGCTTCGGAGCAATGCCAATTCCAGAATCATACTGAGGCGAGCCCGATGCAAGGGCACTTTCCTCAAGGTAATGAAGCGGTACAAGACTCAAGATGTTATTTGGGTTTATTGCGTCATAAGATTCAGAATCACTAAGGAGTCTATTTATTAAGTTCTCAAATTGATCATAGTCAGGATACAATACTGGGCTAAAGTAAGCGTCCTGTAGAGTCATTGGATTAGAAATAGAAGCTGCAACTCTCAGACTTTCTGAATAATTTTGTATCCTGCTGTGAAGGCAGTGTCCTGAATAATCAAGGACAACATCTCTCATGTCATACGATCCTGACGGCTCGTCAAATCTAAAGTATAGTCCTAAGCTTGAAGTTGCAAATATCTGTGTTTTTTGCTGTAGTTCTACCTTGCTCTGATCTCTCTGATCAGTAAAAAATCTGAACTCATCAAGTGCACCGCTTAGTGTCTCAACTGGGGAAAAGCTGTAATCAAGTATGGAGTGCGTGCTCCCGCTTCCAATATTGAAGTTTGCAGTGTCAAAGACTAGACTTCCAAAATCCTGAATGTCAGAAGATGACGCAATCAAAAGATTATTTACGTATATTTTTGCTTTTTTTCCACCATTTTCTTTTTCAAGGCATGCTCTAACATGAGAAAATTGCCCCTTAGAACAAGAACCTGATGCGATAACATAAGAATCAGAAGCAGAAGAAACTAGAAAAATAATCTTGCATTGATCTGTCTGGCTTGATGATGAGAGAGCCAAAGTAAAAGCAGATTTAGTCTGACTTCTCTGGCAAATCACCTGATTATCATTGAGTATTTCTGGAATGTATAAATGAGTCTCTATCTCAAACGGGTTGTGATCTACGTTGAGAAAATTCTCTCCTGTCGCTCCTGGTACTCCAAAAAATTCATTTCCTGCGAAAGGACTCACAGAAATGTAAGACCCGTTGGGCCCTTGAGACCCTGAAAAGAAAAGAAATCCCTTGTTTTTAGGAATTTGATCGAAGACGTACTTTTCAAATCCTGTTAATCTTGTTATGAACCTCTCAACATTTGCCTTTGATCCTGTATAAGGAAACTCATTTATGCACTTGTGAAGCGCGATGTCAACTTTTGCGCGTGCAGGAGAGAAGAAAGTGTGATTTTGAAATTTGGAAAAATCTATGTTCAGCTGCTGGGTTGACTTGAAGGGTGCAGCGTAGGAATCAAGTAAAAAATTATCGCTGGAAAAGTCATGATCTCCCAAAGAGTCATTTGTGACATTCTTTTTAACGCTGTTTGTCGTTGTCTGCGTCTTTTTGCTTCTAAAAAGAGGCGGACGAGTTCTTAGCTTTGCCATTCTTATTCTACCCTAAATTTGGCAGCCACGTCATTGATAACTATGTTTCTTCCCTTTGTTGAGATCTTGAAGTCAAAAGTGTAAGTTCTTCCCTTGGGGAGAGATGACATGTAAAAATCAAAATAATGAGATGTTGAATCATTCGATACACGAGTCCCAGGGTCGTGAAAAGGAATTATGACATCGTCACTTTCAAAGTCTCTGATTCTATAGAGGCAGTTCTCAACTATAACACCAATGTTTTCAATTGGTGTTTTAACAAAAGTAACAGGCCGTGTGAAATCCTCGATAAACATCTTGAATCTTACTTTTTCATCGCTCTTGTAGGCAGCTTGCATGTTTGTAATATTAATAAAATACCGCTCTGGGGTTTGAGTAAAATACGTGGCATCTATCCCCTTTATCTCAAGTGCGCCTGTTGCAAACTGTACAGTCTGATCAGTTGATAGCCACTTAACTCCAAACACAAGATTGCTTGCGTTGCTACTTGTTAGATAGGCTCTAATGTCAGAGTCAAATGAATTTACCAAAAAGCTTGAGCTGTAGATTCCAGTTATTGGAACGGATCCAATCTTGTGCTGCGATGCGTTGTAAGTACGAGCTATACTACCTGACTGAAGCTTAACCACGAGACAATTATTTCCTGTCAGACTCGTCAGAGAGGATCCCGAAGTTAAGCTTGTAGCAACGCCCTTTGAGAATGAATTCAGAAATATAGATCCTGTTGAATTAAATTCAAATAAATTTGTTTCATCTGAAATGACATCGTTATATGTCACTATCAATTTCGGTCTTTTTGCCGTATTTGTGGTGTTTCTTGACGCAAATCTCTTCACAAATCTTGTCTTGGTGTCCTGCTCTTGACTTCCTGTAAATGATATTCTAAACCCTGCGTCTGGTAGCTGATTTGAGAGCACGCCTGACACGATCTTTGTGACATCAACGTTTAAATCTTCCTCTCCTGTTGAAAAAACCTGGAGAGATTCGAATGAAACAATCCCTAACCCGTCATTCAGGTTTCCTCTTGTGAAGTAATCAACATTTTGATTTCCAAGATCTCCTCCGTGTGCCGCGCCTGACATAGACCAGGTAACTGCTGTCAGTGACACAGACGCTGTTATGAAGTTAACAACATCAATGTCTTCAAATCTCACAACATCTCGACCCTTACCTTCGTCGAAACTTTTTGAAAGAGGATAAACAACAAGAGAAAAATTATTCGGAGTTGTCTGACCACCGTAGACATCATGAAGATATAAGCTGCAGGAAAAGCTTGGGCTACTTATGTCAAAATCACCCGATGTAAGAGATGATCTAAGGTCTTCTAGATCAAAGTGAATTATCGCACGACTTAGCTCTATCGGGGCATCTTCTCCACTGTAGGTGTTCTCGTCGTAGATCTTGAACAAATCTATAGTGCCAGCTTGACCTGTATTTGAGTCTGTCGCTCTAAGTGTATTAGAAATTATCTTATTTGTAATGTAAGAATCTTTATCAGCTTGAAATATTCTATACATTTCTTCTCCTAGATTGCATTTCCAACAATATCAGAGTCTGGAAATTTTACCTCAAATATTCCTCCAAGCGGAGGTGATAAAAATCCTCGACGAATTGACCGTTTCGGGCTAATTGAAAAAGATGAATACTCTCTTCCGTCAATTTCTCCTGCAAGGCTCGTAAATTCGTAACTCTCAAGCCCAATTACTCCATCTTGGTTCAGTATCAGATTTATCAGATCAGCAACCTGTACGGATCCGTCTATCTGCATGCTTGTTGTAGCAAGATAATTTTTCAGTGCATTATTGATCTTTGTTATGATTCCCGATTTATCCTCTCTATCATCTATCGTGACCTGGTAACTGAAGCCGATGTTCACAATTTTTGCATCAAGTATGTCAAATGAATCTGAAACTAATCTGAACTCATTTATGTAGGTTGAAATATTTCTTTTTAAAGTGTCCGGAGACTGTGTAAGAAAACCATCAGCATCTCTGCTAACAACAAATAGAAGCGATCCTAGTGGATTAACAGGATTTGACTGTATTCCTACTCTGAAAGCTCTTCCAAAATTTGAAGGCATAAGAAATACTCTTGCAATCAAGTCTTCCTTGGATACTACTCTATTTTGTGAATTTCTTATGCTTAGAGCGATGCTTCTAAGATCTTCTAGCGTTGGAGAGTTCTCTCCTCCTTGCGCATCTGATTCATTCTTTATGGTAATAGAAGCTCGAACTGTTGCTGCCTTTGTTGATGCAATTGCCTCATTAAATTTTGTTACAAGATTGCTAACAGTCTTTATTGAGTTAGCAGAAACATTGTGTGATAATCCACCGCCATGCCGATATCTGACTCGTATTGTTGTGTTTGTCGGAGATATTCCTAGACTTTTTGAATTGATCATCGACTTTGGATCAATTGAAACCTTTGAGAAGACCTTTTTATCTCCAAAAAGCGGAAGAGATACCTCGCTTGGATCCGGTAGAATATCATTGTCAAGTGTATCAGCTTGACCCGATCCAAATACTAAAGTTACTGCGCCGGAATCAGAATCAGCTCGTGTTGCAAATCTGTAGGGAGCAGGAATTACTGCAATTGCATTCTGCACGTCTGCATAATCAGAATTATAGTTCTCTATGGCCTTGAAGACAGTGTCCTGTGATAAAGAATCCACCTCGTAGTATTCATTTCCTTCAGTGTCCTTCACCAGAATAATTTCACTGACATTTGGATTTGACAAAGCAATTGTCTTGAATGGTGTTGCATCTGATCCAAACGTAAATTGCTCTTCTGATATTGCTCCTGACATGCATTTTCCGGATCTAGTGACAATGTATGTCAGTGGATTTCCATCTGAGTCAGTAGTATTTACAGTCGATGTGTACAGAAATTTTCCAAATCCATCAACTTCTGTGAAATCTAGATCATTTAGGAGAAAGAAAGAAACGCCTGTGTTTGATTGAACTCTTGATCCTGATTTTAAGACAGGTAGTTGAACAGTCGCGGGCAGATATCCAGTGCTTGTCAAGATTGAATCAACAGTAAAAGAAAAACTAACATCACAATACGCCGGAGAGGCTCCCCGTATTTTTACTCCTGCCAGCCTTATTAACCTTTCTACATTCGATCTTTCGACAGATGTCTCAAGATTTATTTCGTTAAACTGGTGATCCAGATAAAAAGAAGTGACATCTCCGACGTGTGCGACCAAATCAAGAAGCATTCCGCCTACGGATGCTTCAGAAAAATCTTGAATCTTGTCTGGAAAATAAGTTCGAGCGTACTGTAGAAGCTCTGCACGTATTGAATCAAAATCTCGCGCAAGGTAGTTTCTTTGACGTTTCTTTTTTAGATCTTTCTTTACATTGTTAATTGCCATTTTTTATCCATAATTTGAAATTGTAACCTCAACTCTCTTTTTCTGCGTTGAAAGTCGAGGTATGGAAAAATCTACCTTCACTCTGATTTTTGCTATTCCCTGTTCATCAGTCTGTAAAACTTCAGTCTCGAACATGTCAAGGCTGATAAAAGGCATGTACTTTTCTGTTGTAGCCTTGATTAGATTCATGGCTTGTTCGTCATAATCTGCAATCGCGAGCCTCTCTGAGACTAGGGATCTAAGGTTTGCTCCAAAGTCATATGTGGGAAGACGCTCTCCGTGGTTGGTTAGGAGCATGTTTCTAAAATTATCAATTTGCTGGTCAAGAACAGAGAGTGACATTTCAAACGGGCCGCCAGTTTTCCTAGAAGCTCTCACTGGTGTCAAAATTCCAACTGGAATCGGTTGCACTTCTTGCACAGATCTTGGGTTGCTGGATTCTCCGACACTTTTGAAGCTATATGTCGCCATGTTCTTAATTATTTAGAAGCGAAGAAATCAAGATCAAGCAAGATTAAAAGCTTTTGCTGCTGCAAGCGCAATTAATCCTGCCCCGAGAAGAAAGCCAATAATTGAGATGATGAAGCATTTTGCAAAAAAGAACACAATGTTGATTATTGAGGAAATTTCCAGGAATGCAGTTGAAATGATACCTATGGCCTGCGAGATAAGATCCCAGATAAATCCTATTACAGCGTTAAGAAGATCTACTATTCCTTTTTGAAAATCTATTATGAGCAAATTGAGAGCATCAACAATCGCCTTGATTGCAGCTGATGCCGTGTCAGATGCTTTCTGAGCTGCTTCAACAATTTTAGAAGGAATAGCGAGAAACACTGTCATCATTTTGATAAATTTTGTAGCGATTCCATCGTATCCATTTGCTTCAACTGTTGCAAAAAGAGGAGATACATCAACTGTAGGATCCATGAAAGAAATATCAAGCGCCGGTATAGGAATTTCAGGTAGAGCTCCCTCTATTGCATTTTGTGCATCTTCAATAATTTGCTCGCCCTTTGCAACAATCTTATCCTTTTGTTCGTCAATTTTTTCAACCACCTCAGAAGGATCTACCCCCGCAGCTTCAAGCGCTGCAGATATAGTTGATTTTACTCCTTCAAAAAATGCATCCGGATCTCCATTTGATATTGCAGTAGTTATATCAGCTGCTTTTTCAATCGTAACAGCAATTTGAGATATTAAAATATCAACAATTGAAATTCCCAGAAGTGATTCTATCTCCAAAAAAAGATCCTGAAGCTCAGATATAACTCTTGCAATCGGTTCAGTTGGATCAAATATTGGGGGGATGAGAAATTTTAAAATTGCGGATGGCGGAATCGAGTCTAGAAGCAATGCGATATTTTTTTGCAATCCATCAACGTAAAGCCCATGCCACGCGGGAAAATTCTGATTGACTGTATCAATCGGATCTGTCTCAAAATTTCCCATTGAAATTGATTTAGGTGGAAGCGTTGTAGCACCAAGCGTTATTCCTTCAGACAGCGTTGTGACAACATTGTCCCGATATTTTGTTCTAGCAGATGTGGTTATATCACCTTCGGATATTATTCCAGCTGTCGATAATGTTCCCATCAGGTAACCTTGACCAAGACCTTGGTGGAAAAAATTCCAGTTGCAGGAAGTGCGGGAGCACCAAGTATTCCTCCTGCCGTTGAGACAAGAGACGGTGCTTCAACTTTTCCTGCAGTAACAACAGAATCAACAGAGGCAAGGATTGCGCCTGTTGCATCTTCGCCGCCGAGCTTTATAATTCCCAGAGAAGATGGTGTGATGATGATATCACCATTGCTCTTCATGATTATGCTTGATGGATCTGAGCTAGTTCCAACTACTATTTTTAAATCATTTTGTGCAATAATTCTGACGCAATCGGTCTTTAGGGAGATTGTTGGAACCTCACCGGCATTATCTCCTTCAAAGCTATAGTAGGAGTCAGCAGAAAATTTCTGAGATATTATTAAGCGCGATGGATCATCTGCGCTTAGAGACCCCGCAAGAACAGCATTTGATCTTTCTTCGCTACTACTATCACTGCCTATGAGCGGCTTGATTGTCTCTTTATAGCTTTTTCCAGTAAATTTGTTGCTATTCTGTATCGACTCAATTGAGTCAGTTGTCGCCAGGCCAGCTACTAGATTGATAGTCGCAGACCCGGCTGAGGATTCATTTCCAAGCTTTATGATTGCTCCGTTCGATCCTTGTAGGCAGAAATCTGTTGATTTGCTCTTTACATTTAATGTAGGCTCTCCGATAAATTCAGATCTCGAGATGGCAGACTTAATAACATCTGAGATTGAAGCTCCTGCAGCCCGAGAGTCTTGGAATGTTGAAATAAGATTTTTTCTACCGCTCTTCTTGTCAATCAGATCTGGCGCAACCCGTGACCTTCCTTCGAATGTGAAATTAGGATCTTCAGAGCAAGAATCCTGGACCTTTCTTGTGATCCAATATGAAGGGCCTCTTCCTGGAGGTGAAAAAGCCCAAGCACGCTCGCCAGCCTTCACAGGAGTCCTAATGTGAGAAAAGAAAGGGTAAAAAATCATTGACTGTGTATTTTCAGAGCTTGATATTCTTTTCCCTATGACTGTCCCGTTGGGGCAGTTTTTAAGCAAGTAGGAGTCATTAACCTTATCAACAAGTCCAGCCACGTCTGATTCAGAAAGCTCATTTATGTCTGTAATGTAATCAATTACTAGTATTTCATCAAACATCATCAATCCTCAGATATTTGGTCGAATATTGAGTTTGTGTCGAGAGGTTTGTTGTCCTCACTCGTAATAATTTCAGCCAGCTTTATAAGCTGGTCGTTCGCCCTCGACATTCTTTCTATGTATTTAACTACAACAGGGCCTAGAATGCTATGGTTTGCAGCATTTCCTTTTAGCTGTATAATTGTGTCGGTGAAAAGAATTGATGCGCTCTCCCTGTCTGTGATAGCATTTCTGTATATCTCGATCCATAGAACCTTCTTCTTGCTATCAAGACCATCAATAGACTCAAGGAGGCCTTCAAATCTCGCAACCTTTCCCTCTTTTTCCTTGAGTATGTTCATTTGATCGTTTATCATTTCAGCATCTGCGCTATTTTTTGGCATTCATCACCTTAGTCAAATATGTCAAACTCGCACTCTTTCATAGTCTCTCTATAGTGTTTCTTGATTGACGACATCGCGGTTGATATCTGTTTAGTGTTTAGATTGGTCATCTCTCTTATGTAGACAAAGACTGCTCGCTTGTTGAAGAAATCGATATCGTCAATATTCTGAAAAAGCTTCTCAATTGCTTCAAGGCAAATCTTCTCATGATCCTGTTCAATTCGATCAGAAAGCTCATTAAACATCAGGCCAAGCTGCTCTGTTTGGATTGTCTTCTTGCCGGCTGAACCATGAATCTCAAATGTCGGCTCTACGACGTTTAAAACTTCCATCTCAGAGACAATTGTTTTATCATCAATGTTGATGTGCTTCTTGGTGTGCTTGATTTTCTGTCTCATCCTCATGATGATCCAATTCTTTGCCACGACATTAAAGTAAGAGAATGCTTTAGTTCCACGAGAATCGTCAAATTTCTTCATTTTCTCATAGAGAAAGCTCACACAATCATTCTTGAATTCATCAACCGCTACATGCGCATTTGCACCATGAATGAAGATCAGGTTCTCTACCAGCTTCGTAAAAGCAGGCAATATTTCTTGCTCGTACATTTTCTGTCTCATCTCATCGTCTGTCTCACTTTGAAACTTAACGATGGCATCATGAGTTCCTGCGTGAAAGTATAATTTTAAACTATTCTTAGCGGGAGATCTACTCTTTCTGTTCTTTTTCATCTGTGATAGATCTCCCCGGCTTTGAAATTTTATTTGCAATAACCAGCAAAAGCTCCTGGCAGGATTTAATCTCTTGTATTACCTGTCTGATTTCTACAGAATCAAAGAATACAGGTTTTTCGAGAATTTTATTGAATATCCTGTACTTTTCATCAAGAGCATCAAGACTTTCTTCGATTAAGTCAATGATGTTGAGGATAAATATTCCAAACTTGATATTGTAGTATACCGAAATCGAAAGAAGAATAACTGTAATTGAAAAAAAGAACTCAATCATTAACTAGAATCTCTTTGAAAAAAGACTCATACTTCTTCATAATTGATTCTCTGGAAAAATTATCAATGCAAAGTTGAGCAAGGTCATTTGCCCACTGCTTGGGAATCTCACTTGATTCTCTAAATTTCTTAATCTTTCTCTTAAAAGTATCTTCAGTAGGATCAGCCCATTTTGATCCTTTGACAAATATTCTATTGTCTACTCTTCTTTCTGGTATCTCAACTAGCTTGTACTCAGTTTTTATCCACTTTCCTAAATTTAAAAACTCTGTGTGAGCTGACCAGTCAGTCGCTATGACCGGCAAGCCAGATGCAGCAGCCTCGAGTAGCGGCAATCCAAATCCTTCGCCCCGTGTAAGACTGACTAGTGCTTTGATCTTTGGATGTCTATACATCGCTGAAATTTCAGAGTTTGTCATATTTCCATGCACAAAGTAGACAGGAATCTTACTATTTCCTCTTGCTCCTGCCACTATTGACTTTATTGCCTGGCTGGTCACCATTTTGTCAAGTGCAGTTCCTCTTCCGCTATTTGTTTTTATGACTATTCCTACATCTTTGTCATCCTTGAAAGTCTCGCATATCCATCTAATTGTATTCATAACATTTTTTCTATCAATATCAGAATCAATAGCAGTGAGCTGACTAACAATCAGAAAGTTGAAGTTTGTTCGAAGAGGTATATCAATTGAATTTTGTGAATTCTGGACTTCTGGGATGAACCACTCAGGAATCACGTGAATCGGAACTAAAACTTCTCCTGTTCTCGTTAGGACTCCTTTTGTGAATTTTGAAGGAACGACAATTGCAGACATCTTGTTGCAACTGTCAATCCAGGATTTGTTGCAAATGTCTGTTTCGACTGCAGCGGTCACACCTATGTTTATCTTTGCAAGCTCTGTAGTCCATTCATCGGGAAGCTGCACCTGAATTGAGACATCGAAGTCTTTTTGCTTGTCTGTAGAGAGGCGCATAATCTCTCCAACCTGTCCATTCTCAGCGTCGATATCGATATTCCAGGATGTATTTCCCCACTGAACGATCTGCGTGGAAACATCTGCACCTGTTATCTTCTTTACAGCCTCAAAAACCTGCCTACTGTGCTGCCCGTATCCAGAAATGCTGAGAAGAGGGGCTCTAATTACTATCTTCATCAAATCTCCTGCACGCTGAATGTCTTTCTATTTTTCTTCCAGCCATCTACCAGATTCCCCGCTGTTTCATGCCAGGCATCAATTGTTTTTGAGAATGCAAATTCATTCTTTGCATAGTCAGAAACCTTGTAGCTAAGCTTTCTCTTCTCGAGATCAGATAGCTCATAAATCTTCATCATTGCTCTTGCTGTGTTCTCAGAAGTGACATAATCCTCGTAGATGTATGGCACGCCTTGCGAGCCAACTAGAGTCTTCAGATCAATATCAAGAGCAACTCCATTGTGGGATCCATCTCTGTAATCAACTACCTGTCTAGTAAGCCCGCCTGTTTTTGCAGCAATTATTGGAACTCCGGCATTCATTGCCTCAAGAGTCGCCAGGCCAAAACCTTCCGCAAAGCTGATGTTGATGCAGAAATCTGAGACATTATAAAGCACATTCATCTTATCGAAACCTAGTCTCTCCTTCGAGAAGACTACGTTTCCTGTGATTCCAAGCTGCTCACATACTGCATACAAGTTTGGTCCTTCTTGATCCAAAGGATCAGTATGCATTATGAGAGATGCTTTTGTGTGTCCGTGCTTGAACTTTAGATCATCTAGGAATATCTTCCAGGATTCAAGCACGTCACTTGGTCTCTTTCTCCTTGCGTTTCTATTGACCCAGATTCCGACAAAGTGATCAACTTTATCAGGCCCAAGAAGCTGAGACTTAAAGTTTCTTTTCTCTGTTTGAGAAAGCGGGTAAAAAAGATCACCAGGAACTGCGTGAGGAACAAAGTTTGTTTTTTCTGGAAACCTGTCTTTGATCATCTCATAGGTTGCATATGAATGACAATTTATCAGATCTGTCGACTGGTACAGTGGCGTGTTGAACTCTGGATACGGAGTATTGTCCCACACATGCCACCAAGCAATCGGGCAGATCTGATGAACCTCATCCTCCATCTCAAAGAGCCAGATGAAGAATCTTGGGTCTGTAAATATTAAAAGAAGATCAGGCTTTTCTGTTGCAAGTGTCACTCGTAAAAGATCGCGATTTCCAAATCCATCGATTGGCTTGATGATGAAATCATCATTGACAACAACAGTTCGGTAATCTGTGTGCTTGACTGCAGCACCAAATTGCCTAAAAGTCCAGCCTCCTTTTTCAAGGAGTCCATTGACTAAATGACGTGTTTGAGTTCCAACGCCAGATGTTGACAAGGCGTGGTCAGATAGAATTAGAACTTTCTTTTTAGTGCTCATTTAGTGAAACAATATTCTTTTATCTACCTGTCGTAAATGCCGAATACTCTGCAGACCCAGGACAGTGATCTGTGCCCTTAAACTCGCAGTAAGTGCATGACATTCTATTCTTTATTGCTTTTCCAGAAGAGACGCTAGTGATCATTGATGTCACGAGCTTATTTGCATTCTCAAGTGTCTTTGGTCCAACTGCAATGTCGATTAGCTCACACGCTTTCCCTTGCTTTGCTCCCCTCTTTAGAAGTACAAATCCGCACTTAATCTCTTTTGGATCTATCTCAAATTTCTGACTCGTGTAATACTTGTAGAGAGCAAGTTGTGCCTGGACCAAAAAATCTCGTCGCTTGTCTGCGTTCCACCCTCTTGCGCTTGTTGTCTTCCAGTCAATTAGCCAGAGTCGATCCTGACCTCTCTTGTTTTTTGCACGAATCATTCCGTCGATGAAGCCCTTGAATTTAACTTCGTGACCTTCGATTGATTCGTACAGGGCATGTTCAGATGCAATGCATTCCCATCCAGGAAAATTCTGCTCCAAAAATGCAGGAATCTCCTCAATGATCTGCTTTGCCTCTCTAATCCAGGGTTCAGGATCACCAAATCCCTTCTTCTCCCATCCAGATCGAATATTTTGCTCAAGTCGATCAAGATTAAAAGTTCTGCTCCTTAGGAAGTCTTCACACTCAAGATGGACATGAGTACCAAAATCGATATTAGGGCTAGGCTTGAACATGTCAATCTTATCAACGTAGACAAGCTTATGACGCCAAGAGCAGTCTTTCCAAGCTCTAATTTCAGAGTAAGAAACGTGAGGTTTGCCAGTTGGGAATGTATTCACAAATAAATATTAATACAAGTTCTACAACTTTTCATTAATATAATCCTCAAGCCTGAATTCAGACTTCCAGTCAAGATCTCTGGCTGCCCTTGTAACGTCAGCCATTGTGGTCCTTGTCTCACCGACGCGATCTGTAATATTTTGTGTGGATCCACCGATCATGGTTGCAAGTTGATTAATAGAATAATTCCTACCAGTTCCAATATTAACAGGTCCCGTAACATTGCACCTATTCGCAGCAAGGAGATTGGCTCTCACAACATCAAATACATGTGTGAAATCTCGCCGCTGTTCACCATCGCCTACGATAGTCATTGACTCTCCTGCGGCACTTTGACATCTAAACAAGCCTATTACAGTCGCATATTCTCCCTTGAGTGGTTCTCTTGGTCCATATACGTTAAAATATCGAAGAGAAACTGTCGAGAGTCCGTAAAGTCTTGTGTAGAGATCACAGACTTCTTCGCCCTGCCACTTAGAGAGTGAATAAGGAGTCGCGCAACCCTTGGGTGCATCTTCCAGGAAAGGCGGTCTGGATGCGTGCCCATAATAAGAGGAAGATGCAGAATACACTACTCTTTTCACTCCGGCAAGACGACTTGATTCCAGAACCTCTTGCGTGCCAAGAACATTGACAGAGAAGCACTGAGATGGATTATTTACAGTTGGCTGTATCCTGGAGCGAGCTGCAAGATGAAAAACGACATCTACGCCTTCATATATGCTCCGGTGCACTGTGCGAATATCTGCGAGAACATTGATGGCAGAATCATTCCAGTAGAATTTATTATTTTGCGGTGCTGATTCATCATCAACACAAATAACTTGATCTCCTCTTTTGATCAATGTATCGACAATGTGAGATCCGATGAAACCGGCCCCTCCAGTAACTAGAGCTTTCATGAATTCTTCCGCTTACTTACAGCTCGACCCACTTGCTTCTCCCAATCTCTATCATCCAAGCCTCGAACCTCAAGGTTCTTGTCCCAGGCAGCCTGCATGACGGTCGGATTCACACCGTACTGTCGGGCGACACTCATCAACGCGTTAATGTCTTTCGGGAAGCAGTGACCACCGAAACCACGAACGTATCGACCGTCATGAGTTGGAACAGGGCCAGGAACAGACCAGTGAGATTCACCAAGTCGACGATCAAACTTTGCATACTCAACGACCTTATCATAATCGATGTTAAGTCCATCAGAGTCCAATGCTTCACAAATCTGAGCAACCTCATTAGCGAATGACACCTTGACCGAGAGCATGCAGTTTGTCACATACTTGACCATCTCGGCTGTCGTAGAGCTAGTCTTGATGATAGTAACCTTTGGAAAAGCACGCTGAAAAACGTTACGCACTGTGTTGATGTAAGGACGAGGTCCACCAAGAACGATGCGATTCTGCTCACGCATATCGTTCACAGCGTTTGCTTCAGTTAAAAATTCAGGGTTGAATACAACATGTAGACCTCGATCATTAAACATCTTGTTCCATCTTTCGGTCGATCCTGGTGGGACAGTTGACTTAATCACTGCAATGCGCTGAGGTGAGTCAGCAGTGTATGGAGCTGTGCAGACAAGCTCGAGAACGTCCTCAACAATTGAGACGTCAGGTGATCCATCCTCGTACATCGGTGTCGGAACGCATATAAAGAAGACACCTGAAAATCCTGACGTTCCTTCGCACTCCTGGACAAATTCAGAGATAGATCCAGGATAGATGAAATCCCTAGTGATCTCACGCTTGAAACCGTTGATACCACCTGTGGCAAGCTTGCCAGCTTTGTCATATACATAAACAGTCTCACCACGCTCAGAAAAAACTGTAGTGAGACTGCCCCCAACAAATCCCTGTCCAATTACACCTATACTCATGTCTTTTCTTCCTTTGACTCCGAGTGAATTTCAAATGTGCTTTTAAGTGCCTGCTCCCAGGAGATGAATTTAATCGCTTTATCATCGATGTAGGCAACAGCACGAGGTTTTTCAGCTGTTACTTCAGAAACAAAGAGATCTAGATTGTGCTTTTTTAGCCACTCCCACACAAGCTCTTTTCCTGTTTTTCCATTTAGTTTTGGCCTATCTTCTCTTGCCTTTGCTGTAAAAACTATGATATTAAATCTTTTTGAAATAATTTGAAGAGATTCATGCACTCCTTCGACAGGATCATCATAGATTGATCCGTCATAAAATCCCCTTGAGCACTTGTGAATCACTCCATCAAAATCAATTGCGATGTTTTTTGTCTCATCGGGAAAAGAATTAAATCTCTTCTCTTTAAAAAAATCTTCTATTTTATTTTCCATACTTTCTTATAATTTCAGACTTTATTGTAGGACAGGCGTTGCCACAGCCAACAATGAGTTCATAAACAGCCATAAGAGATAAAATCTCAGCACTGTGAAAATACTTCACATCAAAGCAAACTTCATTTATCTTTGGATCAAGCGCTATGGACTTTTGTCCAGAAATTAGAACGCATGAAAAATTGTACCTTGTGTTTGCCCAGTCAAGCGCCTTAAGAATTGACTTGGAATTTCCTGATCCTGATAAGCCAATCAGCAGGGACTTTGTGTTTCCAGTGGCGTATCTAGAAAGCCACTTTACAAACATCTCATCATAAGAAAAGTCATTTGCAACTGAGGTGGCAAAACTTTGACTATCAAGCGAGTATGTCCGCTTGTTTGTTAGCCTAGAAATATCAGAGGCACCATGCGATGCAACGGACATGTTTCCACCATTTCCAATTATGTAGACATCTTCTGCAGCATTAAAATCAGTCTGCAATGTCTTCCATTGTTGTGTTCCAACAGTCCTCTCAAATGTAGGCTCCAGGTTCTCAAAATCAGTTAGCATACATAGTCTCCGTAATTAACTTAACAGCTTCTTCTCGATCTTGATCTGTTGCCGTGAGAGAAGGCCTGAGCCTTATCGATCTTTCTCCTGCTGTATTACAGATCATTCCCCTTTCTCTGAGTTTCATTACAAACTTATCTCTTTTTCCACGGGTGATTAGGTCAAAACCAATTAAAACGCCTGATCCTCTTACTTTTTCAATTCCGTCTATCAGAGAAAGCTGTTCTCTTATTTTTTCTCCAAAAATCTTTACATCTTTCAATATCTTAAATTCATGTTCTTTTATCTTATTAATTATGTGATGGCACCTAACCATGTCTGTTAGATCTCCATCAAACGTTACGCAAACTCTTCCTGCATTTCCTTCTTCAAATATCTGAGAGAAGTTTTCCTTGATGAAGAATCCAGAAACTTGGCTCTTCTTTCCAAATACTACAACGTCAGGTTCCCAATTCAAGCTATTGAAAAACCAGATATTTCCTGTGCTACAAAATCCGGTTTGAACCTCGTCAAATATTAGCGGGACTTTGTACTTTTCTGTTAAGAATCTTATCTCATTTAATGTCTCAACAGGTACAACAATGTCTCCAAATGTGCATTGAATGGGTTCAAGTATTACAGAAGAGACATTTTCTTCTCTTAAAATTTTTTCCAAAGATCTTAAGTCTGAAATATCAACTTTTGGCCACCCAATGTTTGGGCAATCTTGTAATCTTTTTTTCACATTTCCGCATCTATCAGTGAGAAAATTTCCATACGATGTTATTCCATGAAAAGAATTAAGAAAAGAAACTGAAACAAAATTACTGTTCTTTTCTTGTCTCATCTTGTGAAACAGACATGATTTTATTGCATGTTCAACAGCGAGCGCACCCGTACAAGAAAAATGAACGGATGCGAAGCTTCTTGGAATTGCAAATCTGGAAAAATTATCAACAAATCTATTAAATTCTGGTGTTCTCATCTCGCAATTGGAAACTTTGACCCTTGACACCCTTATCATGTCTTGTTCAAATTCTTTTGTTAAGAAAGACGGGTGATTGTAACCAAGAGGCAAAGATGAGTACATACCAAAAAAATCTAGATATTTCCTCTGTGTGATATTGTCAAAGATATAAGATCCTTCACTTTTTTCCAGATCGAGCTGGATCCTGTGAAAGCTTATATCAGCTGTTTTTATTTCTCGTCCTGTAACCATGTTTGACATCTTCTCGACTTACAGCAAGTCTAACAGCGGGTTTATTCCCAGCTGCTGTAATCTTATGCCATGTGTTTCGAGGTATAAAAACTATATCATCTTTGACAACTCTTTTCACCTCATTATTAATTTCAAAGTCCCATTCTCCATCAACAATGTACCACCACTCATTCCAGCTAGGGTGAAAATGAAGCCTGTTTCCTTCTCCAGGTTGCTGAGAGATCAAGCAACAGCTGTTATTTTCTGTATTAACGACCCTTCGAAGCCAAGAATCTTTGTCTTTATTCTCCTCGATTACTTCTCGAACCTTTGTAATTGTGATATTCGCGGAGTCAAAGTCTGAGCTATTGACTCCGTCTCTTCCAAGAATTGATGGAACATGCTCTTCATATTCGACAAGCGAGTCAATTTCTGGATCAAAATATCTCGGCTCTACCTTTTTCTGTCTATTTATGTGCGAGTAAATAACTTCTGCAAGTTCAAAATCTTCAACAGTATCAATATCAACCGTGGAAAAACCTTTAATTTCAAAGAAGCCAGTCTTCCCATCGCCTCCGTGATACGCAGCGCCAAATTTTTTCATATTTTCTAGAAACTTTGAAGATCTCCATGACATCATGCCGCAAGCATATGCAAAAATAGGATTCAAGCTCTGAGATGGCGGCGTCTTCTTCTTCTGATTAAAATTAATTGGCGTAGAGTTGTGAATGCACTCAATTTGATTTGATTTGATTAAGATCAAAGTATCAAGATTTTGATCAATCATCTTGTTGACAAATTTTGAAATCTCTTCTTTGTTTAAAAAGGGAGATGTTGATAAAAACTGGAAGAGAATATCGCATCCTGTTTTCTCAATAAAGTCTCTTGCAAAATCATCGTTTGTCGCTTCATCTGTTGAAAGAGAAGGATCTCTCTTATAGAAGTTTACGCCATGCATCTCCGCAATCTTTTTGAATATTTCAGATTCAGAGTTGATAAAAATTTCATCTTTCTTAAAACACCCTGACTCAATTACTGCCTCTATGATGAAAGAAATTAGAGGCTTCCCATCTATCATTCTTAGATTTTTATTAGGAACTCTCTTGCTTCCCATTCTAGCTGGGATCATTGCGAGCTTTTTAGTCTGGATTGAACTCTTATTTGAATGCATTCTTTGCTCCTATAAGTCAGATGTTGCGTCTTTGAAGATCTTCAAAGCAACCGGATTGATAGAATATACTTCCAAGTCTGGATAACAATTTTCAAGAAAATTTTTCATTTTATTCCAGTGGCTAAGAAGCTTTACCATTTCCCCATTTCCAGTACTGAAGCTTGTATGGAATGTTCCCTTTGAGTAATCGCAATCATGACCTACAAGGTATATCTTTTTGAATCCCATAAAGGAGAGAACTTGCATAACATCAAAAGAAATCGATCCCCACCTAGCGATAGGAAATATCGTAGGATCTGGAGAGAAGACCGATCTTAGCCTCGTATTATAATGAAGCGAATTTTTTACTGATCCTGGTATTCTTTTGGGGATATTCAATTCATCCCTTGGGTCAATCCCAACAAACTTCTGAATCCTAGCTTCAAAGCTGTTAAATTCTTCTATTCTTTGATAAAATTTTGGATCTGCAGCATCTCCTGTAAAAAAGTAATCAAGTTCAAATCCCAGAAATATGGTCTCGTTAACTCCAATTCTAACTGCATCCTTTGCAAGAGATATGTCAAAATCTCTCACTGTAGGTCCAGATCCGAAAAAGAAAGCAGTCTCCGCTAGGTGCTTGTTTCTAAATTTTTCAAAGTCGCAGAAATACACTTCTTTGATCTCCATATGAAGTCCTTCTCAGGACCTTTGAAATTGACTGCCTGGAATTTCCAACATCAGACAAGCTACCTCCTGAAGTTAAGTGAATTTCTTCGACTTCATCAAGGTAGCGCTTGTTAATTTCACTGTACGATTTTTGAATGTCTGGAATATTAAAGTCATCAAGTATGATGTAAGAGCCTTCTCTTGCAAGAGCTATTGAGAACTCTAGATCTGATTTTGCTATCTCATAAGAATGACCTCCGTCAATATGAATTAGATCAAAAGACGCTGGCCTTCTTTGAGATATCTCAGCTAGTGTCAAAGTTGTGTCTCCCTCAACAGTATGAAAAGACGGGAATTCTTCAGAAAACTTTCTCCAAATTTCTTTCACGTATTCATGAAAACAGATATCAAAAGATATGAACTCAATGATATTTTTTCCCTCTCTTAGCAAAGAGAAAGCTCCGTGGCCCATGTTAAAGCCAATCTCTATGACGCTGCTTTTCTCTGGGAGCATTGAAGCGTATTTCGACAAGAGAAGTGATTTTCCAGGATATCTGGCTGTAAATCCTTCTTCGGGTCTAAATCCAGATGTAAGGTAAGACCACCTCGGATCTCTCCAGATGTCTTCAAAATTTTGATTATTCACCTAATTCTCCTAAAGCGTAGTGTAGTCGCTTTCACTTGCTGTCTCGGGCCTAATGGGTTTCTTCAGCCATGAACCATGTTCATCAATCGGAGCTGACCATCCTATGGGAGATGCAATTTCTTCTATTGAAACTGGAAATTTATTGAAGTCAAATATCGCTTGATCAACCGACGTAATGCTATAGTACCTGGAGCTCGGACCTTTTGCAGGCCAATATTGCCCATACCTTCGATTTCCCCTAATTCTGGCATTGGTCCCGCGCGGATCGGTGTATATTGCAATAGAGGCTGGGACAGCAGGAACAGCGCAGTAGATCTCGATCGAATTCTCTGATTTGATCCTTTTGACTTTTTGCAGCATAGCTGTCTCAGAGTCTAGCGTTCCCTCGTGATTGACATTGTTCTCACTCCAGGGATAGAATCTTTCTACAGCCTTTCTAGAGTACATGCAGTCTCCAGCTCCTGAGAATGGGGGTCTCTCGAGATCAAAACAGAACTTTATCTTACCATCTCCGAAAAAATGCGTCATTGACTTTGCATGAGAGTTGTGTGTTACTCTTCTTTGAGCATCAAGGCAGATACAGCCAACTGTGTCGATGTTTGAACGATAGAAGCTAACAAACTCAGTAAGCCAGCCATTAACAACAAACTGCATGTCTCCCTGGAGCGGTATGATGAACTCTCCTGTTGCAAGACTGCAAACTTTGTTTAGACCCTTGGCAAACTCATTAGCTGGATCTCTAGATTCATTCCTAACTACTAAGACTCCTTGAGACTTTAGCTCTTCAAGAAATTCTAAAGTGCCAGACTCAGTGGATGCATTGTCTACTACAATGATCTCCTTGTCTGGATACTCTGATGTGGTTGAAACTATCGATTCATAACAGCTCTTCAGATAATGAAGTCGATTGCAATTCACTATTCCAAATGTTACTTTTTCCATCAATTCTTCTCCAGGACTAGAACCATGAGACCGTTCCACCATTCGTTCATGTCACCCCAGTGAGGCGGGGTGGCACCAATTTGTGCAGGACAGCTTTGAACACATCTTAGCTTCATTCCTGATTGTCTTAGACCTTCATTGGTTCCCTCTTGAACCCTGGAATC